AGAGACATATCGTCTAACGGTAAAAAACAATATGGTACGGGTACCCCACCAGTTCCTGTGTCACTAGAAAGTATCCAAAATTCCCAGTTTGTTCCAATTCTTTTTGTCATTATATGCCCAAAAAATATTTGGTTTGCATCTTTTATAAAAATAAGTGGCACAGGACTTCCTGAAGTAGCTCTAGCACTTAAAGTAAATACCCATACTCTACCTGCTACTTGAGTTGACGACATTGTTTGACTTCCTGAGTAACCATGATCGCTAACATTACCTCCTTTTAAACCAGGAGTTTGAAAACTACTTGAGTATTGTCCTTTTCCTGCAAAATGATAATGTTTAAAATCACTATCTATTATAGTTTCATTACTATCGTTTTTAATTTTTAATCCGTAAGCCATTTATTTACCATATACCGCAAAAAATGTTGCTACTGTTTCTGTAGAGCTAGGAGCTGTTGTTACTAAATTACTTCCTGATAAAGAAAAAGTGTGTATGTATCCTTCAACACTTCCAGTAATTTCTCCAAGCATTACTCTAGTTACTGTTCTTGTAGTCATTACAGGTATTCCTGTAAATGTTTGAGATGTGTTTGCACTAGCAGTAGTAGAAAAAAGTAACGTCCAAGTTGAATCTGCTGATGAAAAAAGCACACTTCCGTTTGAATTAAAAGTTTTGTATCCATAAGCCATTAAGCTAAATCTCCTAATGTTACTCTTAAAACTCCCCCATTAAATACTTTAATATTTGTGTCATTTATTTCTATTCTATTTGTACCAGTACCTGTAGATATTTTACTAGCTGTTAAACTTGATATTTTTGCAGAGTTAATAGTAGCGTTGCCTATCATAGCTGTGTTCATGTAAGTACCTGGGGGGATATGTGTGTTAGGTGCTGAACATGATCCTGCTGCTACATTACCTGTTTCAACTCCTGCTGGTGTAATGCAAACACCTGCTCCTGTAATTATGCGAAATGGAGCAACGTCTGCCCCTACGGCACCTACTTTAAACGAATCAGCTGCTACAACAAACTGGCTAAAGCCATCACCTGTTAAATCAGTATTGGCAGTAGATAACAATCCAAAACCAGCTACTCTGCCTGCTACATCTAGCTTAATTGTAAATTTAGCACTTATAGTTCCCGTGCCTGCTACAAATTCTGTTCCTAAAGTTTGTTCTACTGCAGCTACTCGAACACCATATTCAGTTGCTACTGCAGAACCAGCAGCATTTGTTATAACTCCTGTAGATGCGTCTACAACAACACCTGCGTAACTTAATTTAGTTGTGTTTGACGCACCTGCTAACATACCTTGAAGAGCTATTTGCCCAGCAGTATCTAAATAATTTATAATTTTATTGTCAGTAGATACTTGATTAGACGCAGCAAAATTAGCTAGATTTAAAGTGTCCGAGTTGTACAATGCAAGAGTTAATTTTGCGTTTATTGCAGCGCTTAAAGAAGTGTTTAAATCATTAATTGTTGTATCAATAGCAGTTCTATCGAACACTAAATCGCCTGTGCTTAAACGAAATACTAATGATGCTATTGCGGCATCTGTTACAGTTTTGTTAGAAGTAAACGTAGTGGTATGTGCATCTAAATTAACTTGCATAGCTGCTAGCGTAGCTATAGTGCTTAATGCTTGATGTCTTGCAGAAAACGCTGTGCCTTCAACAAGTACGTTTGGATCTGCGTTTGCCCATAGCTCGGCAAGATCTCTATAATTTAAAGCAGCAACTGCTTGTAAAGCTGCGTTAGTGTTAGCAGTAGCTGCTGCAGATATACTAGCCGCAACAGTATTAGAGTTAGTTGTAGATAAATTAGCTGATGACTCTGCAATTGCTACTTTATTTTGCACAGCTACAGCTGCAGTTGCTGCAGTATTTGCTGATGTTTCTGCTAATGCCGCATATTCTGCTGCTGTAGTCATGTTATATCCTTACACAATGTATGAATCGTAGTGTGAAGAAGCGTCTTCATCGTCATCATCCCATATTACAGAGTTATCACTGGCAAGGGAAGATTGCGCTTCTTGGCTAGGTCGCCAAGGATTTAATGAACCAAGCATTGATATTGTGTCAATAAAGTCATCGTGCTTACTTTTAAAACCTGCAGCTGACGCTAATGACAACTCGTCCATTGCTTCTACAATAATAGGATCTTTCCGCATTTCTTCAGGAAACCATATTTTCTTAGTTTTAAACATAGGAAGCACTACGTTAAAACGTTGCATCTTGTTAGTTGCTGGACGTATTCCAGGTCTATTACTGTTACTTTCAGACGCTAAAGTAAAATAGTTATTTCTATTTGTCATTTCTCGTTGAATCCATTGAATGAATCCGCCTTGTTGTCCTGCTACTTCTACACCAACTTGTTGTGGTTTATACATTTGAGCGAGTCTAAACAGATCATCAATGTTTTGATCCATCAGTTGTCGTTTGCATACGCCGTCTACCCACAACCAATCGCCGTTACTATTTAGAGCCCACACTGATATTACGCTAAAATCGGCGCTAGTTTTTTCGCTAGTTGCAAAGTCAGTAGTAATATAGAAATTATAAGCACCTTTATTTTTTAAAAGTTTGTTACGTTCATACCAAATAATGTCACCATCTTGAACTAACCTGTCTTCGTCAGACATGATGCGTAACATTAACTCTTGGTTAAACGAAGAGATCTGACCAGTTTTTACAGCTCTTTCGTATTGCTCCTCAATGTATTCAAAAGTAAAACGATCTTCCCAGGCACCTCTAAATTCTTCTCTAGTGCACGGAAATCTTTCACAGACTGGGAAAACATTTACACTCCACGCCCCGCTTTCTACCGCTTTGTATAATGGGTCTTTAGAGTTAAAGGGCGTTCCTGACCAAATTATTCTACGGCGCATTGGGTGTAACGCATAGTTAATTGCTTTATAAACTGTATCTTCAATAGATTTAATAACAGTAGGAGATCTAGCATCTTCGTCAGAGACTAAATCGTCTAGTATGGCTAAAGTAGGTCGTTTGCCCATCTCTTTACTACCACGAACACCTGTACTAGCACCGTAACCTTTTACGATAAAAGTTTTGCCTTCCGCGTTCCGAAACTCCCATCTTATGTCTGTAAACCTTATGTACGGTACATACATTTTTAAAAAATCACTATTTTCATAGCGATACTCTAAATTCTTACGCATGTTTTTTACACCGTTTTCGATGCTATCTGAAACGTATAATGCTAGATCTACTTCAAATTCTGGAAATCCTCCATAAGTAGCAAGATACAAAAATAAGTATTCGCCCATTAAAGTAGTTTTAGCAGAGCCCCGAAACAACATGTTTAATATGTCAGCATCGCCTGTAGCAATTTGATCTAACATTTTGTAATGCAGCACAGGGGTTTTGTTTTCTTCGCCCTCTACGCCGTTAACTAATTTTATAAAGTTAACAAACTCTAAAGCAAAGGTACTAGGCACGTAATATGGATCAGTATCAAAACTTACTGAATTTACCATATTTTCTACAGAATTTACTGACTGTGTTAATGACATAGATTTTCCTGCTCAAAAACAAAAACAGAATAAGCTGTTTCCATCTTTTTTAATAAATAAATAAATTCGTCTTCGTTAGTGCATTTAATAGATTTAGTAGATTCTGTATATTCTATTAAAATTACTAATTCTACATAACAGAGCGAAAAGTTTTTTATTGTACAAAAATTGTACAGATTACTGTCAAAAGAAAAACTTTCCCCGTTTAAATTACTTAAAAAGTCCAGAAAATGTTTCCCACTTGCTTTGGTTTACTGGTGCCTGCTTTATTTTTTGAGTTGCTTCAATAACTGCATCAGCTGACCGTTCTCCTCCTTCACGTAGAAGAGAGCTAGTTGTTGCAGATCCATAGTTATTAAGTTGGTTAACTAAAGCGCTTTCATGTATTAAAGGTTTACCTATATTTTTTAATGCAGCGACTGCACCTGTAGCCAACTCTCCGCCTAAGTGTTCTGCAGGATACTCTTCTTTTAATCGGTTTCTATTATTATTAATAAATTCTGAACTAAAAAAGTTTTTGTCGTAATAGTCAGTTATAGCGGCAGAGTTTGATGCTTCTGTTTCATCACTCATTAAATAAGATGATCTACCTAAAGCCCAATTTCCAGCTAGAGTCGGATACTTTAATAAATCTGTACCTGCTTGAATACCTCCACTACCAAAAGCTAAAAGTCTTTGTGTGTCATCTATTTCGCTCATTGTTGGTTCAGGATTATTGTATGTTGCAATAGCATCACGAAAAACATCAGGGCTTTGACCTTGCACTTCCTGAATTTTAGCCTCATACGTTTCATAATTAATAGCACTATTAGTGTACTGCTGATGCAGTTCTAGTAACTTATTTTGCGTTTGAGCTAAATTAGATTGTTGGTTTTCAGGATTAAATCCCCAAATTGAGGGCCGCTCTGCCATTGCTATATTACCTCACCTTCTATAATTTGACTGTGTGCTACTTCTTTGGCATTCATCATGCCCGACTTTATCATATCTCGCTGGCTAGCAGCCAGTGCCATAGTAGCCTGACGAAGATCGTTAATAGTCTTATCTTCCTTTAAACCAACATCTAACTCTATCTTAGTTACTTCAGGCCGCTTTAAATGAGTTAACAAACTATTAGCGGCATCACTCCTAACCTTTTCGCTATTAGCATGAACCATCAACTCGGCTTGCACATTAAGGGCTTTCTGGAACACGTCAGCATTTAAGATGTGCGACGGTATTAATGTCTGCTCATAGATTTTATTAACTAATTGGTTCTTGTTGTACGCAGAAGCGTAGGCACTTACTCGATGGTCATCAACGCCGTCATCAAGTAATCTTTTGTATCTAACAGGGAATGTCTTTACGTATGCTTCTAGATTAGTCGAGCCTAACATCTTGTGGCTTACATACTTAACGGCAGAAACATAATCTTCTACCTTGTAACGACCTTGAGCCAAAACACTGGCATAACCTATTAAGTTCTCTCTGAACTCTTCTCTAGTAGTCTGCTCTTGCAGCAGCCCATTGATGCTCCCCATTAACTCATCACTAATCTTGTTCTTTAAGTTCTTTGGCAACGTGGCCTTAAACTCTTCTTTAGACAAGAAAACTTCAGACATCTCTGTAGCTTGATCCATAGTAGTAACCATATAATTTATAATACAGTCATAGTCTAATAGATAAATACTAAATAAGATACTCGTAGTCGTTGGCTCTCGCTTCGCTTCGCCAACTCCTACTCGTACTTACCTTAACAGGAGTAGTATAAGCACATACTATAAGAGAGCTATAATTATTACAAGATAAATCTATATACACTTAAACATAAGAAAACACTAATGCAGGTATTTAGAAAAAAATAATAATTAGGTATGAGTCCAGTACTAATGTCCCACAGCACCAGCTTACAGAGACACCCCCCCTGTACTTCCACATAAGGTTTCTTTTCCATATGGTCAGGCAATTCTGCCGTAACAACCAGGAGCATAACCATGCTAAAGTTTCT